GCCGGGTTCCGCGGTGTAGTCCCACGAAGGGGCCACACCTGTCTTCGTCGTATATCTGGTTGCCATCGGATCTCTTAGCGAGATCCGGCCAGATACGATGCCGCCATACAGGAACGAAATCTCCAACCCCCAAGGGTTGAATATTCGCCGCCTGTAACCGCGGGGTCCTTTAACCACGTCGGATACCTCGAGAGTCGGGGGCTTAGCTAGCCAGCGTCTATAAAGTAGACTCTGGTATCGCTTAGACCACCGGTAACCCCTTAGTACTTTACGTGGCACTCGGATCCCTGCATCATCCTGCTCCCAGAGAGGTACATACTGTTTAGGTACGGACATCAGTAAGCGATGAATGGTGCGCTGAAGTGGTATGCCGGTTTTGCCGGACCATACATTCAGGCGATTTAAGACGACGCAGCGAGCTTGTGGTGTAGAGAGGGATTTAACGTAAACACCTCTCACATCACGACCACGTAAGTAGTCGCCTCCACAAGACTCACGGAACGGACCTTCAAAAAAGGTCTTATCGTGATTAACCGTAAAACCAAGGAGAGTCAGAAGACTAACCAGCGACCGGTAAATTCTCCGGTCAGCAAGGATATCGTCCCCAAAAACTCCAAAGGTCGGACAGTTAGTCGTCTTGAAACAAGGGTTTCGGTACTTTATTCCGTGAACCCTGTAACAAGCGATAACACACGCGGAGAAGAGGAGGGTTTGCAATGGAAACGTGAAACCGTTTCCCATTGTAGAGACCATCCCAAGATTGACAATTCTCCCATCAGGGAGCGTTGACTCAGGGCTCCGGAAAAGTTCCAACCACGCGACAAAATCGCGTGGAAAGAGCTCGCGGATCATGCCAAGAGACAGCGAGTCGGAAGCAGAAGATAGGTCGAGTGAAAAATATCGACCGCTCCTGCTACCAACCTTTGCCAGTCTGCGATTTTTGTCCGGCTGAGTAGCTAGGTCAAGACCTAGTTTATCTCTCAGCCGTTCAGAAATCCATTCCCCTAAACCGAGCTGGAAAAACATATTCAAGCTCGGTTCCGTACAGATAGTACGACGCGTTTCGTTCGTCTTTGGGACGAAGGAAAGACGGTTACCTCTAACAATTGACGGGTCCCCGTAACTGTAACTGCGCAATAGTTCCGCACAGCGCCAGAGAGGATTATCGCCAAAGTACCGCGTAAAAGCGGTATACAGACCGAGTTTGGTACAGCTCAGACGCGAGGAGAACAACTTCGAGTAGAAGTCATCTCCCGTAGCCAAGACAGAGGCGCCAGGACCCATCCTCGCACGGTCTAAGACCGTTGCGAAGGTGAGACATGGTAAGCCATTGTCAAGCAGGAACTTGTAAAGGAAGGACTTAACCTCCCCAACAAGACTCGCTGAGACTGAACTGATCTCGCTCGGCATCTTATAATCCAAACAGGCAGAGTTTACCTGTAAGAACTTATCCAGTGCGAGTTGCTCAGCGCGTGGATCCTCTTTCTCAACAAACTTTTTATAGAATGATGATAGGAGGGCACGAGCAGCGTAATCCTCGTTGGACAGCCAACCTGTGAGAGGCACATTTGCATCACAGTAAGGCCATAAGTCTGCAATGAGGTCGGATTGAAGTCTCCCAGAGAAATTACTCATAGGCTTCACCTTATATGCACTAGAACCACTACTGACAACATCTGTTAGGGCCTACAACCATCCAGGTGACACAATCTGTCACTCTATATAGCCTGTAGGTAAGAAGAACTCGCTCCTGGTGCAATTCCGCAATGGAAGTGACAGCCAGACCGAGATCCCGTAACCTGCGTATAAAACGCTGAGCAGAGTCCATCTCCGCCGAATTGGTAATGTAGAAAACATGACCAGACGGAAAGAGAAAGGCGTGCTCAGTATCAAACACAAGCTCAACCTCCTGGAATAAACCAGAGGGTAGAGTGCAGGATACGATGTTGCCGTCGTTGTGATCTTTCATAACTATACTTCCTCAATAAGTATCAAAGGAACTATAGCCAAAGGCGCTACAGTTGGGCGTAACCAGCTCCGAAAGAAGCTGTTACATTACGCCGGAAACAACGGTATCGCCAATGCCGGCAGACTGCTGGGCAATCACACCGAAGTGCATAGAGAGCATGGCCCGGATCTCGGCCGGAGAGGTCAAATCTGTACCAGCAGGTACAGAGATAACCGTCCGAACAAGAGCCGTAACAGGAGCCTGACCCGCGAGCGGGAGGGCCCCCTTCCTGGTAATGAGTTGGTACTCATTTCTTGGAACGCTCCGAAGAACACCAGTCACAGGATCCAAAACCTGAAGCCCTTTAAGGACCTTAGGGCGGATAAAAGTGGTGGTGAAAGGTGAAGCCACCGAGCCGATCGAGGCACCGGTCTGGGTCCCGCCAAGTGCGGTGACTGCAACCTGCTTTCCGTTCGAGTCGGGAGCCGTATCCACAACATGTGTATACGTGGGAGAAGTAAAGCCTGTCTGGGCCGCCCCAGTAACAGGTGAAGTGATTGAAACTGTCAAGATTAACTCCTTCGAGTTAACAAGGATTGGTTAATAGGGACGCATACTCCGCTGCAGGCTTAAAGCACTTGCAACGTTAGCTAGCCTAGTCGGTGAAGTGATCTTACTTAAATCAAGCCGAAAAGAAGGCATGATAGTTTGATCAGGACGACGATTTAGGCTAAAAGTACGCGCGTAAAGAGCATCAGGGAAACCGGAAATGCTCAACCGATCCTGCACGGCAACCCCGCTAGCCCATAAAAGGCTATAAGGGACAACCTTCCTCGTCGCATTGGCTACGGTCGTTTGACTGTGCCAAGCGAGTGAGGAATGCGGGAAAGATAAAGCGGCAATCACATCCCCAACATTGGAGAAGTAATCGATCAACCAAGACCAAGGGAGCAACTCCCAAAGCGTCGGCACGAAATTTGAGGGATTAAAACCCCACAAATCCGCGTCGAAGCCCCGGACATTGCTATTCTCGATCTTCACGGCTCCAGTGATTTTGCATCCATACTTATGGATGTCATAACCATTGTGGACAAGGTTAAACCATGCCCCTATCGTCGTGCCAAGGAAAAACTGATTCGAAACAAATTCGAAGTTCCCACTAGCTGAGACAGGCTCGAGAGCCTGTCGAAACTTGTTGAGGTTCTCCGACAATGATTCGGCAGCTGCCTTAGCATCGGCAATTAAGGGGCGTAAGTGAAACTGAGTCTCAAGCCATGTCTCTTGGGCGACCCGTTTTGCCTGCCTATTCCGTCTTTCGACGGCTTTGGTATACAAAACACGGTTTTTAAAGGAGTTTGGTTTAAATATAGCGTAGCGCCTATCTCTTAGGACGCTCATATGCCTATTTACCAGCTTCTTTATGCCGTCCGCAGGATGTCGAATTCCGTGAATTGTCTGTACAAGCTCGCCAAGAAAAGTACCTCCCTGAAAAGAGGTTAACTTATTCCTAGCTCGCTTGAGAAAGGCCAATTTCACCTGATCTTCCATCTTTGAAAGAAGAGCAGCATCGATCACGGGATAACCAACACCATTAAGGGTGTTGCCAGAAAACCTGGCCGTGACCGGTACCCACCTAGGTGGCTGAAAGTTACCAGGAAAGACAAACTTCATGTACGTAGCAGACCCCATGCCGAGCCGACGATTTACATCGTTGGCCGTCACGGAGTATGCGGTACCTGCTGATTGTCCAGCACGTATCTGAACACGCCAACCGGGGTTATCACCACCGGTTTTCGTTACGGAGCATACGGCAGGCTGCAAGTTGAAATGGGACGTCGTATAAAACGGCGGCTCATTCAACGGGTTGACTGTATCGTATGAACCATGATCAGTATACGTGTAGGTCTTGGTAGTCACAGTAGCTCCGACCTTCATGGATAAAGGTCAAAGGAGACAGTTAAGACAACTGCCAGTCTTGGAAGGACGCTC